TCATCGACTACGTGCAGCAAAACCCTATCAGCGACCCCTGCGTCGGCCAAATCACCAATATGGGTGGCATACCATCACCAATCCCCACGGCAGAGGGGCGTATGGTCTGGCGCCTGCAATTTGCTTGCCTCTACGGTGAGTAATTCCATTAACTCAAACAAGGTCGCTCAGGCGGCCTTTTTTATTTCTGAAATGAGGTAAGTAAATATGCAAGGCTGCTCTACTGATAACAGCAAGCTTTTTGGTCGTGCCGTTGTATTAGAGGTGGCCTTGGGCTGCCCTGATGCAATCCCACCAGAGAGCGAGCGACAAGCGCTTATGGCAGGTACGTCAAAAGGTTTCGACTTCAGCCCTAACACTGTCACCAGTGATGCGGATGATACGAAAGGCTACGTTGAAAATATTGTTACCAACTCTGATTTCACCATCAGTTTTGAAGGCGAGGTGCGGAAGCGCGATAAGCTAGACCAATTTGGAGTCGGTAAATATATCAAGTATTACAACGATGAAGTGAAAGCGGGTCGCCAGCCCACGATCTGGGTATTCATGGATTATGGTCCCGTAACATTCGCTGGATACATGGTTATCACTGCTCTCAGTTCTGATGGTGGAAGTAATGACATCGTAACGCTTAGCACCGAATTTAAGGTTGCTGATTCAGACACGATTGACGTGCAACTTACCGGTGAAGAAGTCGCTGTAACTGGAGTAACTGTCACGCCGACCAGCGCAACAGTAGCCGCTGGAGCAACGACGACATTTGCAGTAAATATCTCCCCGGCAGATGCATCTGATAAGTCTTTCACTGTCACGTCATCAGTGCCAGCGCGTGCAACAGCATCCATCAGCGGCGCAACTGTAACTGTTACCGCGCCATCAAGCGCTACAGCAGGCGTATCTAACATCACTGTAAAATCTAATGATGGGGATTTCACGGCTGTGTTTGTAGTTACCGTAACTGTTTAGCTGTCATTTCAGGGGCTTCCACCTGGTTGCCCCGAAAATGTCTGTTACCGGATTAACCCATGACACCTTACAAAGAGATTGGCGAATGCCTCATCACGGTTGGTGAGGATGAATACTTCTTCCGCCCGTCATTTGCAGCAATGAGCCGAATCGGGGAGCCGCAGGAGATTGTTCAGACCTTCGCCGATCTGCATCACGATGAGCTGACACCTCTGATAGAGCGTGCAACTGCCGCATATGGACATGTTCCAGCCTGGCTAATCGAGCACACCCGCAGCTGCAATTACGGAAAGCGAGCGCTTATGGCTGCCATGACTGTGATGCAGGCGTGCTGTGAAGAGGATTTATCAGCTCTTATTGGGGAGTTCCGTCCGGCCAGAGCGAAAGGCAAGCCGTTTAAGCGCCGCATGGGCCTGATGGGTGATTTTGAGATGCTGCTAATCGCTCAGTCCCTGATAACACACGGCATCATCGGCAAAGCGAAAGTACGCCAGCTGCAGCGCCATGAAAGCGGTAAGGCGACGACAGAGTTTAATGCGTTCGATTACATTAACGCCGCCAGAAACCACTTTGGCGTCAGTCGCGATGAGGCAGCGCAGTTAAGCATGACGGAATTCCAAATGATGCTTGCAGCTAAATACCCTGACCAGAAGGGATTCACGCGGGAAGAGTATGAGGCTGTTGCAGATGACTACCTAGATAAAAAGGCGAAAAGGCTCGCAAAAGCATCTTGATTTGCGCGCCCTTGCGTTTAGTCGATGGTATTATTGGCTCAATATTTGTACCGATGAGAAGTCCCAATGCCAAAGATTAAAGTTCACGCATCTAATTTCGACAACATGGAAATAAGCATCACAGGTGGAGTCATTTTCATCAAAAGTAAATGGTCTCAGCTTGTTGGTGATCGCGTGGACCCTGCATCAGTTGTTGCTCTGGATGTTGCATCCGAGGATAGCGTCAAAAAGATTGGCGGCTCTCTTGGTTGGGGTGTGGCTGGCGGCGTATTGATGGGGCCATTAGGGCTCATTGCAGGTGCCATCCTCGGTGGTAACCGTAAGGATGTGACGTTCATTGCTGAGCTGTCTGAAGGCCGTAAATTCATGGCAACCACAGACTCCAAAACATATACCGAGTTGCAGGCGAAAAGCATGCGGCTCTGATAAGAAACCAAGGATTACGAAACCCCGCTCAGTCGGGGTTTTTTTATGCCCGGAGATAGATGAATGGCGAGCGAGCAGCAGGTTGGCAACATCGTTTATGAAGTCGAAATGAACGTCGCGAAGTTGCTGGAGAATCAAAAGCAGGTAAATGATCGCCTGGATAAGCTGCAAGGCAGCTTCGATAGCACGTCTAAGTCTGTGTCTGGCGCTGAAAAGTCATTTTCCTCATTATCAAAAGTCGCCAGCGCTCTGACTGCCGCCCTGTCTATCCAGCAGGTTGCAAACTATGCCGACGCCTGGACGACGCTGAATAACAAACTTGCAAACTCTATCCGAACTGGTGAAAGCCTCGCAGAAGTTACCCAGCGAGTTTTCGACATAACCCAATCTACGCGCTCAAGCCTGGACGCAACAGCATCCCTATATGCCCGCCTCGAACGCGCTACCCGTGAATATGGCACAAGCGCTGAGAATGTAGCGAAGTTAACTACAATTATAAATCAGGGCTTTGTTGTATCAGGCGCAACTGCTCAGGAAGCTGAGAATGCCATCATCCAGTTGTCTCAGGGCTTAGCTTCAGGGGCGCTGCGGGGTGAGGAATTTAACTCAGTAAACGAGCAAGGCAACCGGCTAATCGTTGCCCTGGCTGATTCAATGGGCGTCAGCATAGGCCAGATGCGAGCAATGGCGGCTCAAGGAAAGTTAACAACTGACGTAGTGGTTAATGGCCTGCTCGGTCAAGGCGATGCAATTGGTCGCGAATTTGCCAATACCACGCAGACCATAGGCCAGGCTTTCCAAATTGCCAGTAACAACATTACTCAGTTCGTTGGAAGCTCGGCCACAGTCAAAGCTGGAGTAGCGATTTTCAACGACGCCGTAATCACTCTAAGCCAGAACCTGGATGTTGTTTCAACAGTGATTCTGTCCGTGACGGCAATTATGGGCTCTCGTTATGTGGGCGCCCTGGCTGCCGCCACAGCCGCTCAGATTGCTAACGCTGCGGCTGCTTACCGTACGGCTGCCGCGCAGGGTGCAATGGGGGTAGCAGCTACTGCAGCTCGTGGTGCATTGGCTTTGGTTGGTGGCCCCGCGGGAGCGGCAGCATTAGCTGCATCGGCGATCTTCTACTTCTACCAGAAAGCCCAGCAGGCAAAGCAGGAAGCTAATGATCTGGCTGACAGCGTCAGCGGGCTGGTAAGTAAATTCCGCGATATGTCTGCAACGGAAGTTGGCGCATCAATCGCTCGGCTGAGAGAGACGATCCCGTCATTGACCGACAGCGTGGAAGATGCTGAGAAGGCGTTTAATAACGCAATGTATCGCGTAAGGGATTTGCGCAAAGAAATCGACAACTGGGGAGTGAACACCACCCGAGGCCGGCAGGCGTCAGAGGCGCTGTCTGGTGCAATGGACCAGCAGAACATCGCCGCTGAAACCCTTGAAAAGGCACAACGGCGCCTCAGTCAGACTCAGAGCGCAATCACACTTGGTCAGGCCCAGCTAACCACCGGGCTGAAGACGGGTATTGATTTGCTTAGCCGTGAATCAAAGGCTGCGGGCGATGCTGCCGGCATGATGAACCACTTTGCACAGTCAGTTAACCTGGCTGCTACTGCTAAAGAGAAATTCAATTCCTCAAGCCTGCAAATTCCTCGCAGCGCAGATGCTGATAAGTACAATCAGCAACTTGAAGATGAAAATAAACTACTCGCCATAACCGACAAGCGTCTGCGAGCAGTCACTCAGGCTCGCATGGATGCCTCCAGCAAGGGTGGTAACGCTAACCAAATTAATACCGCAGGGGAATTAGCTGCTGCTCAGTACGATCTCCAGCAGGCAGAGTCAAACCGAACCAAAGCAACCAAGGAAACTTCAAAAGCAGAGACACAAGCAGAGCAGGCAGAAAAGCGCCGGCAGAAGTCGCTGCAGGAATTGACAGATCAGGTGGCTGTTGCAGAGCTTCAGTACAAAGGGCTGAACAGGGAGGCGGCCCAGCTTGCCGCCATTCAGGACCTTGGCGCCGGTGCAACCACAACCCAAATCCAGCAGGCTGCTCAGCAGGCCGGTCAAATATTCGATGTTCAGCAGAAGGCTGCAGATAAAAAGGCGGCTCTTGAGCAGGATGCTTTTGCTAATGCAGCGAGGCAAAGAGATCAGGATTTAGCGCAGGTTCAAAGGCAGCTTGCCGCCGGAGATATTAGCTTCGAGCAAAGCCAGAAGCGACGGGCAGAGATTGCAGCAACGTACTCGGAGGTTATCGCCCAAGCTAACGCGAAATCTGCAGTCACACCTCAACAGACAGCCGCGGGTACGGTGGATCCGGTTCAGGCACTGGCGAATGAGAATGCTCAAAAGCTGGCCCTCATTAAGCAGTATGAGAACCAAAAGGTTATCACCGAGCAACAAAGCCTGGCGCTTAGAAATTCGCTGAATACTCAGTATGACCAACAACGCACTGCGGCTATGTGGCAGATGTGGCGCAACCAGAGCGTAGGCAATGAGGCTGTTGCTGCATCGTTTGACTCAATTGCCGGCAATGCTTCAAACGCCTTCACTGGCATGGTGACAGGAAGCATGAGTGCTCAGGAGGCGATGTCTTCACTGGCAAGTAACACGCTCAACAGCCTGGTTAACACCTTCGTTCAAATGGGTATCGAATGGGTTAAATCCTCAGTAATGGGCGCCGCAGCTCAGCAAACAGCTATTGCAACTACAACGGCAGCCTCTGTTGCTGGCACCGCCACCACCACCGCAGCAAGCACCGCAGCAGCCGGTACCACTATGGCCGCATGGTTGCCAGCGGCACTGGTTGCTTCAATCGGGTCATTTGGTGCTGCAGCTGTCGTTGGTGGTGGCGCGTTACTTGCTGCCTTCGGCTTGATCGCAGGGCTTTCAGGCAAGCGTAAGAACGGCGGGCCGGTATCGGCTGGCTCCATGTATCAGGTAGGTGAGGGCGGCATGCCTGAAATCTATCAGGCCAGCAGTGGCAAGCAATACATGATCCCCGGCGATAATGGTTCAGTGATAAGTAATAAGGACCTTAACTCGGGTAGCAGTGGTCAGGTTCAGGTGTCCATCCAGTTCATCGATCAGACAACTGGGAATCATATGTACGACGCGCAAGCCACTCAGTCCGGTAACTCCGTAACTGTGCAAGCGTTCATCATGGACATGAATCAGGGAGGACCAATGAGCCAGTCCATAACTACCAATCTTCAAACAACGCGGAGGGCTACAGAATAATGGCTATTGATTATCCTGACTGGCTCCCGCTAGCTCAGAAGTCTAATAAAAACGTCACCAGCGACACAGGATTCCGCACTGACCAGCCACAGGTTGGTGCGCCAATCTTCCAGAAGCTTACTGACGATCTCAAATCTTCATTCAGCCTGACGTGGATATTCACACGAGATCAGCACCGTGCCTTTTACCAGTGGTTGCGCAGTCCTAACTATCTGGATAACGGAAATCAGTGGTTCAGCATGAGGCTATCAACCGGAACAGGCGACTCAGGACTGGAGGTGCAGGAGCTTCATTTCACCGCCTATCCAACATGGAACCAGAGCGGGTCTGTGTTCACCTGGACGGGCAGCGTAATTGCCAGAGAACTGAATAACTCAGATGACGAATTTGGCGACATCCTGGTTGAGCTTCCGCCGCCATGGGGTAGCTGGCTGGACATTGTCGTCACTGGTTATCCCGACGGGCGGGATAAGGAATCATTACCAAGGGTGCCTTAATGCCAAGTTTCAGAGAGTTCAAAAGCCAGCGGCCCAACCGGGTGCTTTTCGACACGCTGACGTTCTATAACCAGACATTCGGCTATATCAGGCTGGTAGACAAGCAGGTGTTCCCCAAAACCTTTGCTGGCCAAATCTATACACCGTGCCGCATGGAAATCAACGAAAGCCAGCAGAGCAGCACGCCAGTTATTGATTGCAGCGTCAAATTCAGCCGTCTCGCACAGGACTTTAAGCAACAGCTAAAGCTCTGGCGAGGATATGCGCGCATCACTCCAATTTCGGCCACATATCAGCGTTTTGATTCGGCGGATATGAACACGCCACTCAAGCCGTGGACGCTCTACGTCAACGACGTCAGCATGGATCAGAACGATGTCACGGTTACTTTGACGCTTAAAAACCCTCTCAATAACAACGTTGGCCGGTTGTATACGCCAGAGGAATTTCCGGGGCTACAGAATGCTTAAAGCTGAGTTCATCGAGAGGGTGACAGGAGCCCCATGGCGTGACAGGTCATGTACCTTTGAGGCTATGGATTGCTGGGCGCTGGTAGTTCTCTATTACCGTCATGTGTTGGGCGTAGAGATTCATCACCAGCCTGACTACGAATCTGGCGCAGACTTCCTGACGTGCTTTACAGGCGAGGTCGTTTACTGGCGGCAAACGGATATCTTCAGTGACAACGGAATCTTTATTGCCTGGTACGGCAGCCAACCGGTTCACGTCGGACTGACACTTGACGGCCGGGCTTTGCACAGCCGCGGAGAGAGCGGGCATGTGCGCTCAGACAGCATCCGAACAATACAAAAACTATTCACGCGCGTGGAGTTCTATCAGTATGCCAATCGTCCAGATTCAGCGTGTTCCGGGGCTACCGAAAGAGAGAGTTAAAGCCCCTGCGGGTGTGCCGTTCAATGAGTGGCTGGCGGACCAGAATCTTCATAACGAATTACGCATCAGCGTTAATGGTCGCGAGTTGCAGGACGATGACGATATCGATTTCATCCTGCAAGAAGATGACAGGGTTATCATCTTCGACCAGCCAAAATCAGGAGATCTAGCCAAAACCCTCCTTAATCCGCTCGAACACTTCAACCCGATAAAGTTTACTCAGAAAATCATGAGTGGGCTCATCAAGCAGCCCGGAACAGGAAATATCGGGCAAAGCAAAACATCATCAAACAACAGCCTGAAGGGTCAGACTAACCTTGCCCGTAATGGAGAAGCCAAGCCTGATAATTACGGTCTGATCAGGGCATTTCCTGACCTGATACAGGAGTCCCTCTTTGAATATACCAACAATTTAAAGTACCTGACTGAGTTCATGAACTTTGGTATTGGGAAATACACTGTCAGCTCAGTGAGATACTCGGAGAGCAACCTCGGGTCAATGGCTGGAGCGTCATTCACCGTATATAACCCGGGTGATGTGATCGGCACCATAAATGAAGGCTACCAGTTTGATGATGTTGATGGTCAGGAGGTGCCTGGTAAGAACGAGTCAGAGGATTTCCCTATTGAGAGTGCCACTGCTACCACAGTGATAAGCGGAAGCTACTCCGGCGGCCAGATTCTCATGAAGATCGTTAAGCAAGCGAGCTTTGACTACTTCATGGGCCTGACACTACCCCATGCCGTATCCTTTGTGGTGAATGCCACATACCCAACAGCTAGCGGGAATGTTACTCAGGACTTCACATTATCAGGCAATCTGATATCGGCCACGCAGACATCTAACGGTTCCGTTACAGCGCCCATTTATTACTACAATTTTGTCATTGACAGCATTGAAGGATCAAACGCCTCATACATATCTACCGCAACAATCAACACGACTAAGTTCATCCTTAATGACAACCAGGCACTGGCGATTGGCCCGTTCTTTTCACCGGTACAATCCTCGCAGCTGTGGCTGCACACGCAGTCAGGATTGGGTGGTAAAAGCGAGACCAACTGGCAGGTTACGATCTGGAAAGTCGATGACGATAATGTCCAGGTGCCGGGAACAACTCAGACGTTCCTTTATCGACAAACTACGCCTCACCAGTCTACATCTGACACATTCTATCGCACAGATAAGCTAACACCTGCCGCAGGATATGGACGCTATGCGGTGACGTTCCAGCGCACAGATAACAGCAGTGATAGCAGCAAGCTCAAGATTGAGGCAATTCATAGCGTCAATACGCGGAGCAACGTCACCTATCCCAGCGACACGCTTGTGCGCGTAACGGTCAGGCAGACAGAGAACGCCACCAGTGCGCGTGACAGGAAATATAACGCTCTAATTAATCGCCATGTCATCACATACAACCTGAGCACGCAGAAGGTCGATTACACGATTAGGGCATCGCGAAAGTTTGCAGATATCGCCCTGCACAACTGGCTCGTAATTGGCGGACAGCCTGAGAACTCAATCGACATATATGGGCTCTACCAGATACAGGCAGAGCTTGACGCCAGAGACCAGCGGCTTGGCTATTTTGACTATACCTTTGATGATGAGGATGTGTCGCTGGGCCAGCGGATGGAGACCATATGCGATGCGGCTGGGGTTAGTGTTTACTGGGATGACAGCGTGCTTTCTTTCACGCTTGACGCGAAAAGAAGTGTGCCGGCAACCGTATTCAACCGGTCCAACACTGTTGATTCGGGATATTCATTAAGTTACGACATGACGCTTCCTGGTGGGTATGACGGCGTTGAAGTTCAGTACCGAAATCCAACCACCAACAAGCAGGCCTACATACGTTACCGGGTAAGAAACAATCAGATCGAAGTTGGCCAGCCACTCAAAGCCAAAAAGTTCGAGATGATGTATGTACGAGACGGATTTCAGGCTGATTTCCGTGCTCAGAAGGAGTGCCGGCGGCTGCTTTATTCCCGTATGAGCATGGCTATTACAGCCCTGGCTGATGGGGAGTGGGTAAACGTAGGTGATATGGTTCAGGTTCCTGATACCTACGATACTAATCAGCAGGCTGGATATATCGTCTCGCGGAGTGGTGATACCTTTGAAACCAGCGAGCGAATTAACTTCACTGGCTCGATGTATGTCGTTATTACTGATTCCATGGGCAATTCATCTGCTCGCTATCAGGCATCTCCTCACCCAGAGACAGCCTTTGGTTTCACCGCAGTTATCCCTCAGATGGCGCTGAACATCTTTGACGGCTATGACGTTCAGTCTCCCTCGCGTTATGTAATCGCAACCACAGAAGAGCTTAACGCCACTCAGTGGGTGATAAGCGAAAAGCAACCTAATAGCGATGGAACAACAGCTTTAACCCTCGCTGAATATAACGATTTGATTTATCCCTGAAGCGACCAATCCAACACCATGCCAGCCTTAGCGCTGGTTTTTTCATGGAAAAAATATGGCTACTCAACCTACACAAAACCCGGTGCCAAGCGAGTCCCCACGCGACCTGAAATTTAATGCTGGGAAAATAGATCAGTTCGTATCATCACAAGAATGGACGTATGCCGATCGATTTGGCACTTCTCATTTTACCATCGAAGGATTAAACCATCTTGCACAGGTTTCTATAAGCTCATTTGGTTACATAACAATCGACTCCTTTGAGAGCGGCGCAACGCTTAATCTACCAAATGAAGTTTTAAGATTTGAAGAAAGTGGGGAGTATTTTCGATGGGACGGGAGGCTGCCCAAAGAGGTTCCATCCGGGTCAACTCCAGATTCAACGGGTGGTGTCGGCCGCGGCAGGTGGCTATCTGTAGGTGACGCAGCGCTAAGGAGCGAGCTATCTAGTGACGCCGGGGCATCTCTCGTTGGTTACAAGGGAGGAACGGTCCAGGGGGTTCTGGATACCATCTCTAATGGGGTGGGGAAAAATGTATTTAGCGTAGAAAACTACGGCGCAAAGGGAACCTGGAGCGGAAATTATAACGTTGCTGATGGTGACGACGATTCTGACGCCTTTCAGGCAGCCTTCACCGCATGCAGGAACGCGGGTGGTGGTACTGTAGCATGCTCACCGGAGAAAAATTATCGGATAACCCGCACAATTTTTTATCCTGGAAACTGCATCTTCGATATGCGTGGGGCAAAGATTCTGCTGAATGCCAAAGCAGAGGGCAGCGCCTTTCTGCCTTATAACTTTCAGCAGGTTGGACCAGGCTCCACATGGTCATACATTGAAAACGTGGTCATTAGAAATGGTCACATCGATGGATATAAAGGAAACGACTGGGGGAACGCTATTGGGGTTATCGGCGCCCGTAATGTGGTGATTCAGAATATCAAAACAGATTGGTTATGGTTTCACCAGGTTGATGGTTGCGCGGCAAAAGATCTTTATATCGATAGCTGCATTGGCACTGGTGGTCGGACTGCATTCTGGCAGATTGATAGCGCAGTGACTTCTGCTGCGGTTGCGGGTGTCGATGCAAATGGCAACGCTATGCCAATTCAGTACGACCCAACCGGAGCCGCAAGCTGGGCTTTTGCTGATAATGTTCATGTTACCCGTTGTAATGGTCAAGGCGCCCAGTTTGCAGCAGTGCATATTCATAACGTAGAAAACCGCAGAATCAGCATCTATGAAAATCTATTGGCGAATAACCAATATGGCATATGGAGTGATGATGGTGGTACAGCTAATGAGGTAAGGATATTCGATAACCTTATTTTCAATAATACAATCAATTTAAACTTGCTGGCAAATCATCGAAACCTATGGATTTCTCGTAACGAGGTGTACGGGGCGGGCCAATGCCTGAATATGCGTGGTGAAACAGCTAATGATGCCAGAAGGCGCGGACTTTTCATTCATAATAATCTTTTTACTGGCGGAAAAAAAAGCATAGCGATAGGACATTATAAGGATTTGATGTTCACATCTAACAGGATGAATGATATGAATGGAGACCCGGCTGCATCGTTAGCAGATTTAAGAATGGGGGCTGTGAATAACAAGGGGTGGGTAATTTCAATTTATGGATGCTATTCATGGGAAATATCAGGTAATTATTTCAGTGATTGCAATGATGCAGCATGTGTTTACACAAGCGTTGGCAATATACCCAAAAGCTACCAAGGCATTTTCAGTAACAATCGATGCACGAATACGAAAACTCTCGCGGTTATTTCAGGCTGTGATGACTTAATCGTGGATGGGAATATGAGTAAGTGCGCGGATGGTAGTTTTACATCGCTGGTTGTAGAATCATGCACTCGAGCAAATGTTTCGAATAACTCGCTCGTCGGCACGAATGACGAGGTGGTCCTCGGAACTTACGATGTGACAGTATGCAACATTCATAATAATCAGTTAACGCCGTCCTCTGCGGCCGGACAATGTATCCGGCAAACTAACGGAACTACATACACGCACGACAATAACTTGCTAACAGGAAGCGTGCGTTACCGGCTCATCAGTGGCACTGCCAATCTCGATGAGCCATATTTATCACCAACTTTGTTATCAAAAGCAGCTGGAACTTTGAACTACGTCAACTACACGACTACTGCATTGTAATTCATGTGCCATGGACGGCATTTTACACTGTAAAAAAGATGAAACCTATGCAACACTTTGAGTTAGTCTTTAATTGAAATTTTCAAAGTCTTGATAAATGCCTAATAAACACATACAAACTGCTGATGGGATCAGGGGCTTGGCGCTCTTGATAGTCGTCGTATTGCATGCTACAGGGTTGTTTTTCCCTTCATTGCATGGCGCGCTTGGAGGAACGGCTCAACCTGGTGTTTGGCTGTTTTTTATTCTAAGCTCATTCTTGTTGACCTGTAAATTTATCAGGAGTGGATTCTCATTTCATGGCGTTACTAGTTACATCCTTGGCAGGACACTAAGAATAATTCCTCTTTTTATCATGTCAGTTGGCATATACTATCTGTGCGGCATGTTTGATTATGATAAATTCATATCAATAATAACCTTTCAAGATACATACATTCACCTCTGGACAATCCCAGTGGAGTTTTCTTTTTACTTTATACTCCCGGTGATTGCGTTTGCATCTATCAAGATAAAAAAAGCATTTGGATCTACTTATTCATTGATTTTCCTTTTGCTTTTAGTTGCATGTTCTTCGTGTTTATTTCCGTATACAGATCTATCATACAATGGGATGATGGTCTGGTATCTTCCTGTTTTTCTTTACGGAATGATTCTTGCGTTTGCATATGCCTCATATGAAATAAAAGTCACGTGGTGGGTTTCTGATGCGGTTTGCTTGATAATAATATTAGCTCTGTTACTCATGGCTCCAGTTCCTTTTTCATATATTACAGGGGCGGACAAGAATGGATGGTTTACCAATAAGTTTGTTATTTTAGGCCCATTACTTACCACTTTCATTTACCTTCAGATCTGTGGGGGTGGTTTTATTAACACGCTCCTGAAAACTCCACTTATGGAAAAGTTAGGAAAGTTCAGCTTTTCGATTTATCTACTGCATATTTTAATTATTTTCAAAGTTTACCCTTATCACAAAAATGATATATCAATGTATTTCCTAACTATAGTTTTATGCTTCGGTATCGGCGTCATTGGTTATTATGTCATTGAGAGCCCAATGGAAAGATTAAGGCATAAGCTGATGGGATTTTTTAAGAATAAAGAAAGAGAATATCATTCATCATCTGCAACCGCAGTGAAGTAAAATTCAGTCTGGTAGAAGGGAAGGAGGTGTCACCAGCACCTCCTGATATATCGATCAAGATGTCAAGCTCATATAATTTTATCTTATAATTCTATTTCTTGATTAAATCCATGCTCCATCCTGGGGGATTAGTTCTAATATTAACTGCATCGCCTTTACTAGCGCTCTCGAATTTTTCAATATCTTTATCATAACCAACATTTTGAAGTGGGGGCATCCTGTAGGAAGCTATAAGGCAAGGTATGAATAATAGTAAAAGCACCAAATGTGAAATTGGTTGATATTTCGAAATGTTGTGGGCCATAAGCAATAGAAGGCAGAAGATAGCCATTCCAGATGTAATGAAATATCTGCATCCGACTATTGGGATTTCAAAAAGAGGCCACTGCTCACTTAAATTGTTTATAACCGGCTTAAAGATTGATAAGCCAGTGATTATAATTACGTACGTGAACACCACCTTGTATTGCCAGTTGCATTTAAAGAAGTAAAATACTGAAAATCCAATTATAGATGTACATATGGCTGTGTTTAATATACCTTTCCCCCATGCCCATCTAACATGATTGAGGTCAATCATAGACCCTAATATAACCTTATATGAAATTATGCTTGCAAATAAATCCCAGCTAGCACCAAGTGGCGCCGGCGTTCTGTCAGCGCTAGATGTTGCAATAGCTACACATTGAGTAAGAACGCACATAGTAAATACTACATCAAATAAATTAAATTTCTTTATGGCATTGGTAATTGAACCATGCTCAATTATTCTTTTTAATGCCAAGCAAGGCGCGAGGATGCCAATGAATGGTCCACTGAGGCCACACAAGACAAGTATTATAAAATCATGGCATTTCCAAAGTGTGTCGGTAGGCGGCTTTGAAATCATGATGCACAATAAATATATTGCTAAGTAAGTGTGAGCGTTAGTTATATTTATATATGCTTCTTGTATGTTGGGTTGTAGCACAAAATAAAAGCAAAAAGCTATCCTATATTTTATATTAACAAAGCTCATTCTGACTGATAGTACATAAGCTAGAAAAAGGCACCGTAAAATCACAGCCGCCGCTAGGGCCGTAACCGCCGAGTAGCTCACTCCCAGAAAGGAAGCCAATGACATGGTTAATTTAGGTAGAGTTTGGAAGTATCCATCCCTTGGGGCAATTAAAGAATCAAAAACTCCAACATTCCAAACGGATTGAAAAAAAGCTCTGCCATCCTCAGCCCATAATTGAGGGTGGTTAAATATATCTGGTCGCCTGGTAATCATTATTGTTAATAAAATAAATAATATTAATAAAGTCTGGAATTTATTTAATCTACTCCCCATTAATGACATGATTTTATTACCTTCCCATCATATTTTTGAAATGGTTTAAAGTACCGCACCTGACGATAGAAAATGTTCATTGCGCCTTCCTCATTGAAGGCGGGAACCACTAGTAATATTTTCATTTTCTCTCCCTGAAAATTACATGTTTAGAATAAATGAATCCGCAGACAAGGCTTATAAATGAGAATGCAACCAGTGTTACTATAGGATTTATTCTCATTTGATCACTATATGAACCCACAAGAGTCGCTATCGCACCCATAAAAAATACGTACATCATATATCTGATAGTTGTTGCCTCAGCGCTAAAAGTCCACTTAGCATTGGCAAAAAATGAAAACGTAACGGCAACACAGAATGCAATGAAATTTGATAGCGACTGCGGCTGCCCATTTTTCACGCAAATTGCAAATACACACCAATGTATAAGTGTGTTCAAAACGCCAATAGTCATATATCTGGCAAACAATTGAGCCATAGTATGTTCCCCAAAAAAGATGCGGAATTTTCTCATTGGAGCAAGATATGTTCAAGGAATCGATCATATCTTGCCCGCCAATTTTGAATAAAAAAGCCCCGGCGACGGGGCAGGTACAGACCGCGCCTATCTCAGCAGGCTGCGGGGTGGGTGATTTGAGATTAGTCACTCCCCGCGGCTGTTGCCAAACTAAAATCCCTTTCACAACCACACCTTTACAAATTTGTGAGCCGCTCCGCCTTGATCAAAACCACCGATCGATATTACTGTTTATCCATACAGTATTTATCGATGGAGGATTCTCATCATGGCGCGTACCGACGACATTCTTTTTGCATTCACTCAGTCCATTAAGATGGAGGAGAGCGGCCGGCGAACCATAACTACGCGTGACTTCGTGGCCGCGCTTGAGCGTTACAACTGGCACATGTCACTGCGTGAAGCTAATCAGTGGATTGAGAATTACACTCATAACTTTCGTGATATTTCCACTGAAGAGGGCGAGGCCCGTACCTTCCAGATGTTCAACCCGAACGGGGGCATCTGACATGGGCTTTCCATCTCCTGCGCAGGACCATATTGAGCAGCGGCTTAACCTGAACAGTATCCTGATGCCGAACCCGGCCAATATGATGCGCATTGAAACGCCGGAAGGATTCGTGCTGGTTGACCGTTTTGCCCGGATGAAGCCTGGCGACAAGGTCGCGTACCAGCTTGAGGATTACCCGCAGATTGGGAAATTGTTCCCCAGCGGCATCATCACGCAGGATGGCGAGACGATCGACGGTCAGGGGCTTGATGGGGTAGTGGTTCTCGGAAAGGTAACGGCCGAAGTACTGGCTGTGTATGAGCCCTACCGGCCGACTATTTAGGCGTTAAGCGTCTTTTCCATCAAGCCAATCCGCCCAGTGCTGCATCATCTCTCTGCGGTTGTTGAGGTATTGGGCGTGGTTATAAATGCCTCGGGTTCCCTGTGAGTTAACGTGCGCCAGTTGCGCCTCAATGGCATCGCTGTTCCAGTGCATCTCATTCATGACGGTGCTGAACTGATGGCGGAAACCATGCCCGCTGGTCTGCCCCTCATATCCGATGCGTCGAATCACGCCCAGCACGGTGTTTTCACTGATTGGCTTCTTCTGGTCCGTGCGACCGGGGAAGCACAGTGCGTACTGGCCGGTGACTTTCTTCAGAAAGGTGAGCAACTCCACCACCTGGCTGGACATTGGCACGATGTGAATGCGGCGCCCCTTCATTACTTCGGCATCAATCGTGATGAGCCTGGTCTCAAAGTCGACGTTCGCCCATGCCATCGATCGCAGCTCTTTGGTGCGCAGGGCAGTGTAATGAAGAACCTGCGCTGCAATCTTTGCGATCACGCTGCCACCATACCCCTCAAGCGCCTTGTGGAAATCGCGTATGCGGTTAATAGGCAGGAAAGGGTAGTTCTCTTTTCTGTACCCACGCAGGGCATCCACAAGGTCAGGTGCAGGATTGTACTTTGCTCGCCCGGTTACGATCGCATACCGGAAAACCTCGCCACACCTCCTCCTTGCCTTATCCGCTCTCTCCATCGCGCCACGCTCTTCGAACAGGCGGATAACCTTCAGCAACACCATCGGCTCAACTTCTTCCATCTTCATATGACCAATGATCGGCAGGATGTCGTCAGTGAACATTCTGTGCAGCTCGTCAGCGTAGCCAGGCGACCAGACCTTAGACTTGTGGGCATACCACTCTTTGAAGATGTCGCCGAAGGTATCAGCATCAGCTGCCTTCTCTTTCTTCTTCAGTGATTGCTTCTGTTCTGCAGGGTCAACGCCGGCCAGGAGTTTCATCTTTGCTTCAGACTGCCGGGCGCGCGCTTCAGTCAGGGATATCTCCGGATAGGGACCGATGACGAGCGTCTTCTCTTTCCCGTCAAACCGGTACCGCAGGCGCCACACCTTTTTCCCGGTCGGTGGAATGAACAGGAACAGGCCAGCAGAATCCGCCAGGCGATATGACTTTTCTTTAGGGCGTGCAGCATCAATCTGCTTGACGGTCAGCATGTGGGCATAATTCCGGGCATAGTTTTTGGTGTGCCCACAATATGCCCGCAAAAAGTCGGCGTAGTCAATTCGTGTCGGTTCGCGTCGGTTGAGTATGATTGATTGCGGAGCGCAGTACTGAAGGGGTTTTGTTCGTGTCGGTGGAGGCGGGTTCTGTAGAATGTGGTGTCCCCTGCAGGAATCGAACCTGCAACTAGCCCTTAGGAGGGGCTCGTTATATCCATTTAACTAAGAGGACGACGGCGCGCAGTATAGCGCAGATAGGCGCAGAAATTCACT